CCAAAGGGGTTGGCGCCATCCGGAAGGCGGTGGGCGAGGTCGGGGAGCAGAAGCCGGTGGTCTTCGGGGTGGACTTGGCGCGATCGACGGACTACACCGTGGTCTGTGGGTTGGATGCCTGGCGGCGGGTCGTGGTGCTGGAGCGGTGGCAGGCCCCGTGGGCCGAGACGAAGCAGCGAGTGTTTGACCTGACGAAAGGCGTGCCCGTGGTGGCGGATGCCACCGGGGTGGGCGACGCGATTGTGTCGGACCTGCAGCAGATGGGCGCGGATGTCACCCCGCATGTCTTCACCCAGCCCTCCAAGCTCCGGCTGATGCAGCGGCTGATTGCGGCGTTTCAGGGACACGAGTTGACCATCCCCGAGGGCTGGATGCCGGTCGAGCTGGAGACGTTTGAGTTCAGCTACACGGCCACCGGGGTCAAGTACGAAGCGCCGAAGGGCTACCACGACGACGGCGTGATGGCGCTGGGGCTGGCGCTGTATGGCTGGGACCGGGTGCAGATGGTCGTCCCGGACCCGTATGTGAAGCCGGCTATCTTTGGCAATGATCCGATGCTCCACCCGGAGCGTCCCGCCACGACGTTGATTGGCGACTTCTCTTCTCAACTGCCCGCTGAGGGCTGGTAACGGAATTCGGTATGGCAAACAAGAAGCGGTTCATGGAGGCCGTGGCCGAGAAGGTCGGCGGCAAGCGGATGCCGATGATGCGGCGCAAGGGCGGCAAGCCCGGGATGGCGGTGATGATTGCCATTGGCGCGCCGAAGCCCAAGCCGATGATGGGCGAGGACAAGGCCGAAGACAAGGCCGAAGCGATGGACGGCGAGGAGAAAGAGGGCATGAAGATGTCCAAGGCCGACCGCATCGCCGCGCTCCAGGAAAAGATTGCCTCGCTCAAGGCGGAACTCGCGCTCCTCGAAGACGAGGACGAGATGGAGGACGAGTCCGAGATGGAGTCCGAGGACGAGTCTGAGGACGAGGACTAAGTCGTGGCATCGCCAGCCTGGCAGCGCGCGGAGGGCAAAAACCCTGAGGGGGGCCTGAACGAGAAGGGCCGGGCCAGCCTGCGTGCGGAAGGGCGGGACATCAAGCGGCCGGTGAAGTCAGCAGAAGCGAAGCGGTCCCCGAAGGCGGCCAAGCGCCGCGCGGCCTTCTGCCGCAGGATGAAGGGCATGAAGGCAAAACTTACCAGCGCCGAGACGGCCAACGATCCGAACTCGCGCATCAACAAAAGCCTCCGGGCTTGGGATTGTAACTAATGGCAGCGACGCTCCTCAAGACCAACAGCGTGACCGTGGCCGCGCAGAATGATGCCGCCTCGGTGGCGGGCCTGCCTTCGCCCGGCTTTGTGGCCGTGCAGGTGACGGGCACCTTTAGCGCGACCATCACGTTCGAGGCGTCGGTGGACGGCACGAACTACGTCGCCTTCAACATGACGCCGTCCAACTCGGGCACGGATGCGTCCACGGCCACGGCCGCTGGCGCGTTCACCAAGGCGACGGGTGCCTACAGTGCGTTCCGGGCGCGGTGCTCGACGTACAGCAGCGGCTCGCCGGTTGTGACCATTCGGTACGCCGCGCAGTAATGCTGATGCACCTGCTGTGGGCGGCGGTGGTCGTCTACGCGGTCTACACGGTCGCGGATGTGGCACGACTGTTTGCGCCGGTGCGAGCGGAGGCGACGCTCCCGCCGGCGCCGGTGGAAGTGCCAGAAGATCTGGTGGCCGTGGCGAATCAGGAGCGGGAAAGCTGGGCGCAAGAGGAAGTGCTCCGGGTCATTCGGGAACGCTACGAAGACCTCAAGGACTGGAACCGGGTTCGCGCTGCGTTTGGCGTGGGCCGCATCGAGTAGCGTATGACCATTCCCTATATGGACGAACTGTTGGGCGATGCGTTCGAGCGGGCGATGGCGGGGTTCAGCAATAACCCAGCCTCCCCGAACGAGCAGGTCGCGCCCAACCCGCCGGGCGACACGGGGCAGACCCCGGCCGAGGATTTCTCGGCGCTGCAGCGGGCGCTGTATGGGGCCGACTACCCCGGCGCGGACCCGAGCACGACCGAGGATATGGCGGCGTGGGCGAGCTGGACGCGGGGCTTGTGGGAGTCGCGGCGCGAAGCGGTGCAGATGCACCTGCACCTGGTGGAGCGGAACCGGCTCTTCCGGGCGGGCCAGCAGTGGATTTCGGCCAACGGACTGGGGCCGTGGCGAGAGCCGGCGCGCCCCCGGGATGCCGCCCGCGTCGTGTATAACATGATCGACAAGGCGCTCGACCAGCGCCTGCAGATTCTCGTGGACCAGCGCCCCGGCTTCTCGGTGTCGCCCACCACGCAGGACCCGGACGACAAGCGGAAGGCGCAGGCACAGCAGCTGGCGCTGGAGTACCAGCACGACCAGCAGCAGATGCCGCGTCTCTCGCGCGAGGCCGCCTTCTGGGCGCAGACGGACGGGGTCAGCTTCTGGCACATGTTCTGGGACCCGGATCGTGGGCCGTGGGACGAGCGGCTGGGCGAGATGCCGGGCCAGAAGAAGCCGCTAGGCGACATCGGCTGCCAGACACTCCGCGTCGAGCAAGTCCGGGTCAGCCCGAACGCCACGGCGACGCAGGCCCCGCAGTGGGTGGTCATCCGCGAGGTCATCAGCCGGTCGGAGGCCGCGTTCCGCTACGGCGTGACGGGGCTGGATGCGGCGGACACGACCCTGATGACGGGCAACCAGCCGGCCTATGCCGGGTCTGAGGGTATCGGCGCGTGGGTGCTGACGCAGACCACGATTGGCGAGGGCCAGCGGCTCCGCGATGAGGATGTGACCGAGCGGTTCACGGTGTATCTCGCCCCCCACGCGGATGCGCTCCCCGAGGGGCTGCAGCTCATCGTGGTCGGAGACACCGTGGTCTTCGGGCCGGCCCCGCTCCTCTGGAACGCGATTCCCGTGGTTGCGGTGCGGGATGGGTCGAGCGACCCGTCCTACTACCCGCGCCCCGTGATGGAGCAGTGGATTGACCACCAGATGCGCGTCAACGCGCTACTGTCCAAGTGGGTCGAGAATATCCGGGTCAATGCGGGCGGGCGATTCCTGACCCGTCCCAACGCCATCGCCACCGAGACGTTTATGGGTGGCGTCACCTCGATGATCGAGATTCGAGGGGCGGGGCCGATGGGCGAGTCCATTCAGCCGGTGCAGGGCTTCTCCGTCGGCAATGACGTGAAGGAAGCGCTGGCGCTGGAGAAGACGGCCTTCGAGGATGCGTCGGGCTGGAACGCGGTCAGCCGAGGGCAGGTCACGGGCGAGTCGGGCCGGGCCATCATCGCCAGCCGCGAGCAGCTGGAGCGGGTGTTTAGCCCCGCCGTGAACGCGCTGGCGCAGGCGTACACCGACTGGTGCAAGGTGTCGATGGCCGCGATGGCGTGGGGCTACGATGTCCCGCGTGCGCTGGGCGCGGTCGGCAAGGGCCGTCCGGATCTGGCGCGGGCCGTGAGCACGACGGACTTTGACGGACAGTCGGACGTGAAGGTCGAGCCGTCCACGCTGATGCCGATGCCGATGGCGTTCCGGCTCTATCTGCTGGACAACTGGCTCCAGACCGGCGTGATTGACATTAAGGAGTACCGGCGTCGGCAGATGTTCGCCATCGCCAAGGACATCAACACGCCGGACGAGGACCAGGAGGCGCGCGCCAAGCGGGTCGCGGATGCGATTCGGATGGGCACGCCGGCCCCGGACCTCCGGTGGCAGGACAACGAAGCGATTCATCAGGACGTGCTGGAGCGGGAGATTCTGCTACAGGACGACCTCGATCCGATGGTAATTGCCGCCGCGCAGGAGCGGTGGACGGCTTTGGCCAATCAGGCCATGCAGAAGCAGGGGGGTGGGATGCCGCCGATGGCGGGCAACCCCCCGGCTGGCCCTAGCGCCGCTAGTGTGCCCTCTCTCCCGCCGGGACAGCTACCGCTGGCGTCCGGCAACCCACCGATTGGCGTCGCGCCGATGCTCCAGCAGGGGCTGGCCGGGGCGCCAGAAGCCGAGGTTGCCGCACGGCAAGCCGATATACTGGCCCGCCAATCGTAAGGAGTCGTACCGATGGACATTCAGCAAGCCCTCACGGAAGCCGCTGAGGCCGCGATGACCGCCACGGACGTGGCGACCACCGCTCCCGCCCCCGAGGCTCCGCAGGAACCCGCTGAACCGCAGGACGAAACACCCGTTGTCACGACGGACGAGGCCGAATCGGCCGAACCCGAGGCTCCATCCGAGGACGAGACGACCGAGGACGCCGAAACGTCGGATACGCCGGTCATGCCGGACGGTTATGTGGCTGTGCCGGTCGTTTCGGACAAGCTGGCCACCGAGTTTACGCTGAAAGACGCGGAAGGCGAGGTCGAAATCCCCGCCCTCATCGTCGAATACAAGGCGAATGGCAAGGTGCGGCAGGATCGGCTCGAT